GCACCGAGCCTGGTATTTTAGAGAAAAGACGTGGCTCGGCCACTGTATCATGGCGCCGGATTGAAAATCTATCGGCGGCTACCGGCGGATTGTCGGAGCTTCAAGGTGAAGCTTCTTACATGCAAGGGCGTAGTGCAGCGGCACTTTCTGTTACCGATTACACGGCCACCGTTTCCAAATATGGTAACTTTGTGATTCTTAACGAGGAAGCGGATACTCTGAACTTTAACGGTCAGACTGACAAGATCGTAGAAGTAATGGGTATTAATGCCGGACAGTCTTTTAATCAACTGCAACGCAATATCGGTGAAGATAACGCCACATTTGTTTATGTTGGCGGAGTTGCTTCCGATGGTGTTGTGGATTCAGCAGTGACTTTGGCGAGTATTAAGTCCGTAGTTAACACCTTGGATAAGAACTCGGCATTAACCTTCACCCCTATGGCGAATGGGTCTACTAACGTAGGTACCACTCCTATCTTGCCTGCTTATCCTGCGCTATGTCATCCTGACGTAGCAATTGATATCACCGCTTTAAACGGGTTTAAGTCCGTAGAGAGCTATGCGGGTCAAGTCAGTCTGTATATGGGTGAATTCGGGACGATTACCGTTGCCGGTAGGGCTTTACGCTTTATATCTTCTGAAGATGCGAGCGTGGATGCCGATGCCGGGGCAACATTGGGATCTACCGGATTGAATGGCACTACCAGTGTCGATCTTTATACTATTCTGATTTATGGTCAGAATGCGATTGGTTCAGTAGGTTTCGGAGACACCTTGCCGGATGGTTCCTTCATGGCGGGCGATGAAGTCGGAGCAATTGAGCTTATCACCAAAGGTCTTGGCTCTGGCGGTACCAGTGATCCTTATAACGAGATCATGACTATGGCCTGGAAAGGCTGGCACACAGGTAAGATCACGAATCCTAATTGGGTTCGTGCTATTCGGTGTGGGGCAGTATCGTTATAATCTAACAGGGGGCCGAAAGGCCCCCATCTAGGAGAGCAAATGCAAATATCAACTATGTCAACTGACACGCGTAATGTTTGGGAAAGGATGCGTCGAAGGGAGTTATGGAAATTAGGTAAGGCCTGGGGTGTCCCCTACCCTCCGGGGGCGGGGAAAGATCAGATGATCCCAATTTTAATGGCCAATAATGTTGACCCAAATAACCCTAAAGGCGCGTTTGAATTTGAAGAAGTGCCGGGCGAGGATGAAGCCGGCAGGGCCATTATAAATCGATATCCTAAACGTCCAGAACATGCGACGGCAAGACAAGATATTGATTATGCTCAAATTATGGAATCGAAGGAAGTTGAAAACAGCTCATTAAAAGATGAGGTCGCGGAACTTAAGGCTTTGGTTGAGAAATTAACCGAGAACCAAATAACATTGGTTAAGCACAAAGAAAAAATAGGAGATCCATTAAAGACTTCTTTGGAAAATAAATACAGCGATACCCCATGGAAGGAATTAAGAGCTTTGGCTAAAAGCAAAGGCATTAAATTACTTCCCAAATATAAGCGGGAAGATATAATTAGGGAGCTAGAAGCGCTTGGCTAAATCATTACTTAATTGCGTCAATGAGGTCTTAAAAAAGGTCAAGAAGATAGCCGGTGACGCCGGGGCATTAACGACTTTGACCGATTCCGGTAGGCAGGTTTACATTGACAACGCTGTTCAAGCTTGGAATGAGACAATAGACCAGCTCTATTCGGTTTCAAGTAGGGCCTTACCTCAAGAGATAGCAGAAAACACTATTACTATAGCCACAAGTGATCGCGATTATGCACTTCAAACAGATCTTGTCCAATTGAGATGGCCTTTTATTGATGAGACCAACGGAAGGATAATAGAGGAATACCCCGGAGGTTATCTGGCGCTAATAAACTCTCAATTCATTCCTTCAAACCACACGGGAATGCCTTATTATGCAGCGATTCGCCCTACAGATGGAGAGATTTACCTAGACACCATTCCGACTTCAAGCGAAAACGGATTAGTTTATAAATATCGGTATGATAAAGACCTTGTGTTGACCGTGGCAGCGGATACGGTTCCATTTAGTGATGCAACTTTTAGAGCGATGGTCCCGGCCGTTGCAGAGATCTGGAAAAGAAATCAAGAGCAATCCTTTGATAATGAAATGTACACAATGTCATTAGGAAGGGCCTCAAGATTGATGACAAACACTGTTCAAAGAAATGCTTATGTAAGTTGGAGAGAGCCTTTGCGTTCAGGAACCGACCCTTATGCCAACTGATTTCAATAAAGAATTTGACACAATTATACAATTCGGAGGGGGTATTCATTCAAGAGCTTCCGAAGAAGATATCGACCCGAGGGAATGTTCTATCGGGAAGAACTTTGATTTAGATCCTCAGAACAGAGAATTCAGAAACCGCAAACCATTTGATTTAATTGGTACGGTTCCAAATGGAGCCGAGATAAGGGGCTTTGTTAATCTTCTAAAAACGGATGGGACTATTTCTTTGTTAGTCCAAGCGGGTTCTGCAGTATATGAGTGGGACGGCGTGACGACCTTTACAAATATAGGCAGCGTTTCAGCCACCGCTAAACTCAGAGGTAGATTGGAGCATAATTGGCAACTTGACGATAAAGTCATAATCACAGATCTAAATCTTATAGACCCTGTTAAGGAATGGGATGGAACGACCTTGCAGAATATCAGTTTCACGGACGAAACAGGGTCGGCTTTTGGAACATTTAGGGCAAGATATTGTACCGTTAGAAATGAAAGGGCTATATTTTCAAACATTCATGACAATGGGACAGATTTCCCCCATTTACTGGTTGGGTCTCAGACAAGCGATTACACGACAATATCCGTAGCGCAAAGACCTTCTTCTGCTATAAGCACTTCAGATCCATTTTTTCTTATTCAGCCTGATTTCAGGTATATAAATGGCATGATCGAGGCTTTTGGAATCATAGCTACTTCCTCTAAACGAGGAACTATGTTCAAGCTTACCGGGAGTGATGCGACACATTTCGCATTTAGAGAGTTATACCCAAGAAGCGGCGCAAGCGGGGATGAAAGTTTGGCATACGTTGGTAATGATATCGCTTTCGGTAGGGCGGGAGTGATTGAAAGCCTTATCTCTACTGATAAATTTGGCGATGTCGATACAAATGACATATCAAATGGTATTTTCGATTTAATCGAGACTTTTGATGATTGGACGATAGTCTATAATTCAAGGAACCAGCGAATATATTGTTTGGCTGCCGGAAGGAAACAAATATGGGTATATCATAAGTCAGTAGCAGGATTAGATATCTCACCATGGTCTAAGTGGACAACAGCCCATTCGAGTGACTTTGATGTAACTGCAATCATGAATATGCTTGACCCGTCAGATGGTTTGGAATATGTATTCTTTGGTGATGTTAATGGGAATTTCTATCGAATGGAGGGAACGGGCGTTAATGGAGACGCGGGTTTAAATAATATAACATCAGAAAGATTGTCACCTCTGATAAAGGCTCCTTTAAATGCTCAAACATACAATGGCGAAGGATGGATTGCATACCGAGCCGGAAACGCGCAAACAGTCACATTAACATTTGAATATCGCGGTGAGAATATATTTAATGAATCAATCACTATCACTATCCCAGCAGTAGCTAATAGGAAAGTATATGGCGGCGGTCACTACTACAGTAATTCAGAAGGATACGGAAGTTTCTCAGGCAGGCTTACCAGACAACCTTACGCAGTTGCCGGAGGCGGAAACGAGTTCCAGGTCCGTGTTACGGTCGAAGGGACGGAAGACTTTAGGATTAAAGAAATCGGGCTCAGGTTCGGGGCGGCGACCTAAATACAGACTTTATAGAACTTTAAAAAGGGCTCACGGTTTCAGAGACTTTAAAGATGAAGATATCAAATATCTATGGGCGGCGGAGAAATTTAATGGTCATGAAGTAGACCCTGAAGAGTTTAAAGAATCAATTTATGAATTAATGAACTCATCATATGATTTCGCTTGGATAATCGAAGCAATTGTAAAAAATAACTACAGGCCGGTGGGGGTTGTTTTCGGAATAAACAGCGGAGTATTTACTTTACTGAGCGACACAGTATGGTTCCCGTGGGCGTCTAAGAGAAACATCATAGAGGGAATGGTAGGATTTATAAATAAAATTAGGAAACAGATGTTGGTTTTAGGTCATATTGACTTGAAAAACAAACCTTTTGGCGAGTACATTGCAAGACACGGGATTATCAGGAGAATAGGAACAGTAGATGATATATATAAAGATGAACCAGCAGCATTATTTCAATCGAGGCGCTGAATGATATGGCTTTAGGTTTAGGTAGACCTGAAGAGGGAATATCTGGTTTGGTTCCCGCTTTGAAAGAACAGGCTGGGGATAAGGGTCTTACCACTCCGGGTATTTCTATCTCAGCAGGCGGCGAGCTTACAAGATCATTGGGACTTCAGCAAACGCTAGAAAATCTTTCAAGTCAATATGGGCTCCAGGCGGGAGAGATTGCCGGGATAAGAGGGCAGTTAAAACCAGGCTTTGGTGCAATAACGGAAGCCGCTGTAAGCTCCATAAGAGACCGCAGAAGGGTTGCTATAGGCAATCTTAGAGAAAACCTAGCCAGACGTAGGGTTGGGGGCAGTTCGTTTGCTGAGGACGCTCTAGCAAGGGCTGAGGCGGAGTTTACCAAACAAGAGTCAGAGGTGAGGGCTCAAACAAAACTTCAGGAAATTGAGGCGAATGTAAATCTAATTAATCAAGAATTCTCAGCCAGGGCG